TATTTTCGCTCAACCATTCTGTACCTCTTACCTGATAGTTGACGGGAATCCAGGTGGGTGATCCAAACCCTTCAAGTATGTCAGTGCTTCCAGGAACTCCGAATAGTTGTCCACCACGTAGACCCTGAAATTCATCGACCGTAGGACCTCGTGGATGTGTTCCTGGAACTTCGTCGGCTTCTCCCCCGGCCGCTTGAACTCTATCCACGCCATCTGACCGTTCGGGCATAGCAGGATTCGATCCGGCCAGCCCTTCCTCTTCTCGACTTTGACCAATAGACATTTGTGCTTCTCCGCTACAGTGACGCACCCTCGCTCGAGTGCGGTTTCTAGAACTTGCACGGCCCACCCTTCGTTTTTGAGTAGGGACACCACTTACACTCTCGACTTGGTTCTTCGATCCATACCTCCGTTGTGTAGATCTTGTTAGCCAGGTCCTCGAACTTCTTCCGAAGCTGTAGGAGCACCGGTGCTTCGAAGGTCTTGCTGTAGACGTCGTCCAGGTCTATGAACCAGAACTCCGCCGTAGCTACCTTGACCTCTGGATGTTGGGCTTGGCCGACTATCGCGTACAACTCTATCTGTTCATCAGACGGTACGCGGTATTTGCCTGTTTTGAAGTCCACCACTGAGAGGTGCTCTGGGCGGGGTGTTGACTTCGCGTCCATCTTGGCACGAAGCCAGGTTTCCTTCTGGAACCAGTCCTTGAGCGGCTTCCAATCTTTATCGAGACCAAGCGCCTGCTCAGAGGTGAAGTTCGGCATAGCCTTGAGCTCATCAAGGCGAGGCTTCCAGACCTCCGGGACCTGATCTGGCGGCATCTCAGTGATCCACCCTTGCAGATAGGATTCGATGGTTTCATGTATCTTCCCTCCACGATCCATCGCAGCGTTGCCTGGGGAAGGACGCTTCTCGATGTATTGGTAGTAGAACTTCTTCTTACATTGTTGGTAAGTGTCAAGTTTAGAAAAGCCCCAGGGTTCTTTGTAAAGCATCACAACTCCGCGAAGTTAAAGCCAGTTGAGGGGTCCACTGTTACCTGATAACGTAGGACATCCTGAAAGGACTCGCTCATCGCCAGAGCAATCCGATCTGTACCTGTGCCAATCGGCACTTGTGCTACGAGCTGGTCGTGCACAGATAGAACAAGTTCTCCTTCGTCTTCATCGTCATAGTTAATCATCGCCTTCTTAGTTTGGTCTGCCGCTGAACCCTGGATCTTGTAATTGACCAGCTTGTAACTGTAATCAATCACCCGACCATTGATCACCTTGATGGTAGGATCGGTGTAGTACTTGCGACCGTTCAAGGTCTCAACGTAACCGCCCTGTTTCCCAATATCCGTCTGCGCCTTCTGAAAGCGTTTGATGTCTGGCAAGGCACGAAGATATTGCTCTTTGATCCGTGCCGCTTCCGCAACACCGATGTTGAGTGACTCAGCAATCCTGCCGACGCCCGCGCCATAGAGGACCGCGAAACCGAGTGTCTTGGCGACTCGACGCGGGACACCTGCAATCTGTGCAGCGACGGCGTGGATGTCGTCATCTGGCTTGGCTCGTACTGCGTCGAGCAAGATTCCTTGGCTGAAGTGTGCCAGTAGTCGCATCTCCTGCGCTTTGTAGTCACCCCCCACGAACACCATACCTGTGTCTGGGATGATGTAGCTTCGTATTGATGGCAGCTCGAACCATAGCTCGAACCCGATCCGCTTGAGAGTCTCGCGGAGCTCTTCCCACTCAACTGGGATGTTCTGGAGATTTGGCGAAGACGATAACCGCCCCGTTCGAGCGCCTGTATCCGTGTAGTTCCTGAACTGGTTCCAGCGAAGAAATAGACGGCCGTTCCTTTGATACTGAACGCACCAGGGTTGCAGGAACGTCCGAAGTGAGGTAGCGAGGGCGCCTCGTACCAGGAGAAGGCCAAGTAGTTCATTGTCGCCTCGCCGAAGCGCAAAGTTCAGTGATTCTTTACTTACCGAGAGCCGTCCCTTTGGTGTGGTGAGGAACTCAGTGTATCCGATCTTCTGCAGCGCCAGAACCAGGTCGGCATTGCTATCAATGTCGACCTTGCCGAGCTTTGCCTGGATTCGATCGTCTATCTCCTCGAGAATCCCCCAATACATGTCTGTGTCACGTTGCAGACGGGGGCCATCCAGGTTGATGCCGCGACGTTCCATCCGGTTGATCACCGGCATGAGCCGCATTTCAAGTTGTTCTGGATTCACATGCCCTCCTTGATCCGATAGAATTCAAAGAGGCCCTTGCAGCGGATCACGTCCCCGATCGCGTACGGTCCAACAACCTGAGCAGGTGCCTTAGAAATGTGGGCACCCCATTGCTTGTCATTGCTTCGCACCACGCCGTTACGGATGAGCCATTGCTGTACTGCGTCCTGTTCTTCAGGCGCAAGACCGAGATGTTTCGTTGCGAGCGGCTTGAGGGACAACTCGCCGTATGGATCATGCAGAAAGGCGAGAAGCATTGTATCAGCGCTACGTTCCCATGGGAATTCAAGATTCCACTTCTCGATGAGGATTGAGGCATCAAAAGCAGTGTTGTGCGCGATCCAGAATGTTTCGGGATCTTGGAGGAGGGTCCAAGCAACATGATGGGCATCAGCCTCTGTACAGTTGTTGCCTTCCGGATGTCCCCAAG